AGTGCAGCCTTTACCGCGATGGGCGTAGCCTTCTTGTAAATAGTCCCGCTGCTGCGCCACTTGTCCATTTCTGAAACAGATCGGGGCGATGAAATATCCTCCACCGAAAGGGTCTTGAACTCCTGCTGTGTCTGCTTTACAAACGCCTGAAGCGTGGCTTCGTCGCGCATCAGCACCATTTCGATTGCAGACTTTAGTGCCTTGCGAACATACGCAGG